AACACAGACCAAACATCTGAAGATGGTATTTTATTCGGCGATGCACGTAATGGAGAAGTAAGTTCTCAAGGCGCATTTGTCAGCGATAACATTGCCGACATGCTATTAAGCGACTATGTTGATCCAGATTGTCCAGATCCTGCATTATATCCCAAGGATATGTTGCTGTTCAACTTACGTCGTAGCGGTTACAATGTCAAGGAATATCAAGCTGGTTACTTGTCAGCCGATGCATACCCAACTGGCAACGAGCGTACAGGCGGTGACTTACCAGTGAATCCAGATCGTTGGGTCAGCCATGTTGGTGTAGATACCAAAGGCGCACCTTACATGGGTCGCAAGGCAGTTCGTCGTTCAATCGTACAAGCCATGCAGGCCATGGTCAACAGCAGTGACTTGCTACGCCAGGAACAAAATGACTTCGACCTCATTGCCGCTCCTAGCTACGCAGAACTACTGGACGAAATGGTTGTGCTAAACACTGACCGTAAGAACACAGCGTTTATTTTAGTTGATCCTCCCTTCCGTCTAGCACCCAGTGCCAGCGCAGTCAAGGCCTGGGCAATTAACACAAACCTAGCACCTACCAATGGTGAAGAAGGTCTTGCTACGCTGAGTGAATATGCGGCGGTGTATTACCCCAACGCATTTGCCAGTGAACTAACAGGCTTGGACGTGGCAGTTCCTGCAAGTCATGTCATGATGCGTACCATTGCATTGAACGACCAAGTTTCTTATCCTTGGTTCGCACCAGCAGGCCTACGTCGTGGTGTGGTCAACAATGCAACCAGCGTTGGTTATATCAAAGATGGCGAGTTTGTGCCAGTACCATTGGGTCAAGGCGTTCGTGACATCATGTACGAAAACCGTGTAAACCCAATCGTTATCCAGCCCACAGGCGGTGTTGTAGTGTTTGGTCAAAAGACTCTAAACATTCAGTCCAGCGCAATGGATCGTGTCAACGTAGCTCGTTTAGTTGTTTACGTTCGTCGACAGTTGGATCGTTTAGTCAAGCCATACTTGTTTGAACCAAACGACAAGCAGACACGCAACGAAGTTAAAAAGCAAGTTGAAAGTTTCTTCAGCGAACTAGTTAGCTTACGTGGCCTGTATGACTTCTTGGTAGTGTGCGATGACAGCAACAATACTCCAGAGCGCATTGACCGCAACGAACTTCACGTAGATATTGCAATTAAACCAGTCAAGGCAATTGAGTTTATCTACATTCCAATCCGTATTAAGAACACGGGCGAAGCATTAGCTTAATTTAATTGGGGGCTTAAAACACCCCCAATTTTTAATTAGGTCTGATACTAAATATAATACGTAATAACCCAAATGGGGAGAGATAAATGAGTATTACAACTTTAACAAAATTCACAGTACCGTCCGCTGACACAGCGGCTGCGGCACAGGGCATGCTGATGCCAAAACTAAAGTATCGCTTCCGTGTTACTTTAGATGGTTTTGGCATCAAGTCAACTAGCACCGAGCTAACAAAGCAGGTAGTCAGTGTTACACGGCCGAACTTGACGTTTGAAAACATTCAGTTGGATGTTTACAACAGTAAAGTACACCTAGCAGGTCGCCATTCATGGGCTGACGTTTCACTGGTAATCCGAGACGAAAACACAGGCGGTGTATCAAAGGTAATCGGCGAACAGATTCAAAAGCAATTAGACTTCTTTGAACAAGCCAGTGCTGCCACTGGTAATAACTACAAATTCACAACTCGTATTGAAATGTTAGACGGTGGTAACGGTGCATATGCTCCTACCACACTAGAGACATGGGAATTATATGGTTGTTATATTGCCGGCGCAGACTATGGTAACATGGCCTACGGCGAAAATACAGCGGCTGAAATTACATTAAGTATAAAATATGACAATGCACTACAAACAGCCGGTGCTGGTGGTGCTGCTGATGCCAGCGGAGTTGGCACTACAAGTAACCAAAAACGTGGTCCAGGTAACAGTAACTAATTAACACGTAACCTCTCCGTAATTAAAAAGCGACTACATTCATTTGTAGTCGCTTTTTTTATGGCTATAAATACTGTATAGGAGATACCATGGGTATTAGTAGTTTTCTAGGTGATATAGCTAAAAGTACGGTCAACAATTTGTTGGGCGGTGGTCCCAATGGCGTGGGCGATTCTAGCCCACAGGGATTGAAATCAGGCATTGTACAAGACTGGACTCACGCCACCAAAGTATTTGCCGGTGGCGACATGGCTCGAATGCCAAAATACAAAGGCATGTTCCATGTTAAATTTGTATTGAACCCAGAAGCAGTATCAACTGGAGGCCTTGGTGCAGTACAGGGACTTATTGGAAAAAGTGCAGATACGTTTAGTGTATTGACTAAATCAGTTGAAATGCCAAAGTTTAACCTAGACTACAGCACACTCAATCAGTATAACAAAGCCAGTTACAGTTATAAAAAAATAAAATATGATCCCATAACTATTACCTTTCACGACGACATGTCCGACATTGTCACTACGTTTTGGTATTTTTATTATGCTTATTATTTTGCAGACGGTAGCAAGCCGTACAGTCTTGGCGGTGGCCCGGCAGAATTAGGCAAGAGTGGCGGGCTATTTGCTGGTCTGGTCAACAAAGGGGTTGACATGCTCAAAGGCGCAGTGCTGGGTGGCATTAGTAAATTATTTAACAAAGACAAAGACAAAACTGCCGGAGGTGCGGCAGCGGCCAACGGTGGAGCAGTGGATCCAAAAGATCCTTATGAAAATTTTAGAAAATATGCCAATGGTATAGTATACGGCGATGCTGGTACTCCTATTAACAACAGCTATAGTTGGGGATTGAACGGCTCGCCTTATCATATTAACGGAGCCGGTAAAAGCAATGTTCCGTTTTTACAAGCAATTGAAATATATCCCCTAGGATTAAAGAAAGCCAGTGTTGTTGTATTACAGAATCCCAAGATTGTAAGTTGGACAGGTGATACATTTGATTACAGCGCACAAGGTACAGCCACTTGTTCTTGTTCATTGGTATACGAGGGTGTGGCATATAAAGATCAAACTGACGCCAAGACTGTGCTGGATGATGTTGCCATGTACGACAGGCACGGAGCACCCAGTTCAGGTGGCACAGGTGGCTTCTTTAGTTTCATTGATAAAGTAGATGGTATTTTAGGCAAGGTCAGTCGTAATGAAGGCATCACTGGTGGCGATTTGATCACTGGACTGGGTGCAGTCAAGAGTTTATTCAAGAAGGGATAAGATTATGAATATAACGACCCCTAAAGCAAGTACAACAGTTCTAGCGGCACCAAGGCCGGAATCAGTGACACTTATTACCACTAGTCAGAATAATGTCAATCAGTTGGCTTCTACAGGTAGTGTGTCTCGGCTGTCAGCAGTTGATCCGCTGACACCAAATCTTGGTACACAATTGAACAGTGATGGCACAGCCCGATTACCAACACAGCCTACAACATTAAAAACTGGCAACTATCGTCAACGGAAGGCCCAAGGATAAATTCATGGCATTAAGTAATTTTGAAGTAAAAACTAACAAACCAAAAGAGACCACTGTTCGATATAACATCGACCCGGATCTATTAGACATCATCAAGGGATTCTTTGAAAGCAAAGGCTTTGAAAAAAGCACGGCCAACATTTTAGCCAACAACATGATTACCAATGCCATTGAAGCAGGTGATGTCACTCGTGAAGATTTACTTGATACAATTAAACGAGGTGGCGACATTTTAGCAGTAAAAACTTTTAAAATTCAAAAGCCCGGCACAGGTTATGCCATCAACGACAAGTTGATTTTTAAATACCGTGGCATGTTGGAAGAAGCTAAGATTGTAATTACAAATGTCAACTCCACTGGCGGCATACTAGACCTCAGCATAGAGTCTGCAGGATCTATTGAAACAAAACCAAATAACCCATTGAGTCCCAGCACTGCCACCGGCAGCGGCCGAGGTGCATTTTTTATATTGACCTATGAAACTACACTTAAACCAAATGCTGAGTTATCGGCCCTGGCTTCGTATCTCATCAACGTCAGCAGATTCCCCAGTAGCTTCACTGGTATTGCCACAGTGCCAGAGCTCAACA